AAAGCGGATCATTCACCATCGATCAAGTCGCAGGGTTCTACGCTCCCGATCCTAAAAAATCGGTTTACAAAACCGTCACGCGAGGTCTTGAAGAACTGGTCAAGATGAAGCCCGAGAACCTTCCGATCCAATTGCGATGACTCAAACCGAGTACGTCAAACACAGCGGTTTAACCAAAGGAAGAGTCTCGCAACTAACCGCAGCAGGGATGCCGTTGACCTCCCCAGAGGAGGCTGACGCTTGGAGAGGATCGCGCAAAGGGATTGGAGGTAGACCATCGACGCTCCAGCGGATGGCCGCAATCAATCAGCAGGAAGCTGTCTTCAATGAAGCCGCGCAATCAATCACTGAAGGACCGTACAGACCTCCTGAAGCAGCAACTGCGGTCAATGCATCACTCGTAACTCTGGACACTCCAGCGGGAGCCTACGAGCGGCAGAAGCAGATTGAGCGAGCGTCGTATGGTTTGGCGGTTCAAGCCTTACGCAACAAAACAATGGACGCTGGACGTATGGTCACGGTTCACGCATCAGCCGCAAAGAACCTGATCAACGCTCGGCAAGATGTAATCGCGTTAGCCGAGAAGGAGCGAACGATGGTCTCTGGATCTTGGGTCAAGAAGGTGATGCAAGATCACGATGGAGCGGTCGCTCAACTATTGAAATCAATGCCCAAGCAACTCGCTGGCCGAATTGCTCCCCACGACCCAGAACACGCCGAGCGCGAGCTAGAGCGTTGGGTTCAAGAAGTATGTCTCAAAACTCTGCACCTAACCGATCCTTGGAAATGAACCAAATTGAATCACTGCCAGTATCCGATCTGATACCGTACGCTCGCAACTCTAGGACGCACTCCGACGAGCAAGTAACTCAAATCGCAGCCTCAATTCGTGAGTTTGGATTTACCAATCCAGTTCTCATCGATTCCAACGGGACCATCATTGCCGGTCACGGTCGAGTGATGGCTGCAAAGAAAGTTGGACTAGCGGAAGTCCCATGTCTGCGCCTTGAACACTTAAGCCCATCACAGATTAGGGCTTATGTAATCGCTGACAACAAGCTGGCTCTCAACGCTGGATGGGACGACGAGATGCTGAAAGCTGAGTTGCTCACCCTGCAAGAGGAAGGATTCAACACCGATCTGACCGGATTTTCAGATGACGAGCTTAACGCTCTCTTGAAATCGGAAATCATTGAGGGACAAACCGATCCAGATGAAATCCCAGAACCTCCCGTTGAGCCAGTCACCAAGCTCGGAGACATTTGGGTTCTTGGGAATCACCGGCTGATGTGCGGAGATTCCACTAACATTGACAGTGCAAAACGGTTGATGGGAGATGATTTAGCAGACCTCCTTATCACCGATCCTCCTTACAACGTAGACATGACGGCAAAGAATGAAATGCTCCAGAAAGCTGGCAAAGCCAGAAAAGACGAATCAACTTTTGGAATCCAAAACGACAAAATGTCCAATGATGATTTCCGTCAATTTCTTAGAGATGTTTATTCGACAGCAAACTCAGCGATGCGGGATGGTGCTGTTTTCTACATTTGGCATGCAGACTCAGAGGGTTACAACTTTAGAGGAGCTTGCATTGATGTAGATTGGAAAATTAGACAATGCTTGGTCTGGGTAAAATCAGTTTTTGCAATTGGAAGAAGTGATTATCATTGGAAACATGAGCCGTGTCTCTACGGATGGAAAGATGGTGCTGCCCACTATTGGGGAAGTGATAGAAGCCAAACCACAGCTCTTGAGTTCAAGAAGCCAGCAAAGAGCCAACTTCATCCAACAATGAAACCATTGGAGTTGTTTGAATACCAGATCGGCAACAGCAGTAAGCCGAACGATGTGGTGTTGGATCTTTTTGGTGGTTCAGGAACAACTGCAATCGCTTGCGAGCGTCTTAGCCGCAAAGCCCGACTGATGGAACTTGATCCCAAATACTGCGACGTAATCGTCAAGCGTTGGGAAGACTTCACCGGCAAAAAGGCGGTTCTGGAAAAGGTTTAATGGAAATCTTAAATTGCCAGAAACCAGCCGGTATTGAATCGCTTCGCCAGAACCGAATTGCGATCAAAGCAGTCGAGCGTCAGACCGGCTTAGAGTTCTTGTCGATATCAGACCAAGAGCCATCCCGTATTGATGGTTTCATCTTCGATCCGTTCAAAGGGATCATCACCGGAATTTATGAGGTCAAAACTCGTAGCTATGGCTTGCACAAGCTCCAGACCACCTTTGGAAACGAATGGATGATCTCTTGGTCTAAGATCCAAGCGGCTCTTGAAGTAACCAGACGCACTAAGCTCCCGTTCTACGGAGTGCTGCATCTGCTGGATGACAACATTGTTATGATGGTTGAGATCTTCAACCGCAATGCGTCTTGGGCCGCAAACCATAAAGTTGAAGATCGTCTTGTTAACGGAATAAAAGATCGCATGGCGTTAATTAATATGGCGACCGCTATGCAATATAAGATGAACCAACTATTCTGATGACAGACTTAGAGCTAGAGATCCTAGAGTTCCGGCGGCAGTTATGGCGACCGACTCCACGGCAGTCTGTGGTTGAGTGGGCTGAGACTAATCTGACTCTAAGCCAACGACAGACCGAGCATCCCGGTCCATTCTCCACGGCGGTCAGACCGTATTGCAGGGAGCCGCTTGAGAGTTGGAAAGATCCAGCAGTCTCCGAGGTGACGCTTTGCTGGGGAAGTCAAACCAGCAAGACAACGACGCTAATGGCTGGTCTCGCTTGGTCCATTGACGTAGAGCCGTCTCCTGCTTTGTGGTTAATGCCGAGCAAAAACTTAGCGCTGTCTTTCTCCAAGTCTCGCTGGCTCCCTATGCTGGAAGACTCACCGGCTATGGTCGCGCGGTTTCCAACCGATAAAGACCAGATCACCAATCTAGAGCAGCAATTCGACCGCTGTACTCTTACTTTTGTGGGGAGCAACTCACCGGCAAATCTAGCGTCCCGTCCAGTCAGAATCTTGGTCGCTGATGAGGTGGACAAATTCGCTGATGCGACCGCAAAGGAAGCTGATGCTCTTGATCTTGCCGAGCAGCGACTCAAAGCGTTTAGTAGCTCGAAAGCGTTCTTTACCTCAACTCCAACAACCTCCGAGGGGAGAATCTGGCAGCGATATCTACGAGGAGACCAGCGGAGGTATTACATCCCCTGCCCATACTGCCGAGAGCATATCAAACTGGAGTGGCGACAAGTCACTTGGGAAAACGAGAAACTGGAAGACGGCAGACCTGACTGGCAGCGCATCCGTACTACCGCTCATTACGTCTGCCAATTGTGCCAAGGGAAAATAAGTGACAGCCAAAAGGTTGCAGGGTTACGGCATGGCAAGTGGATCTCCGAGAATAAAGCCAGCCTTCCAAGCGTAAGGTCTTACCACCTCTCGTCTCTCTACTCCCCAGATCGCAAATGCACTTGGGGAAATCTTGCCGTCGCTTTCTTGGAAGCCAAAAGCTCAATGATGGGATTGCAGGGATTCATCAACGGTATGCTCGCGGAACCGTGGGAAAATCAGGAGACTCAACAAGACCGAGTCGAGATTGTCTCGGATGCTGGAATCCCAGAAGCAAGACGCTACCTGACCGCTGACGTACAAGCTGCCGCTCCGTTTCTTTGGTGGGTTTGCCGCGAGTGGAGCAAAGGGAACTCTCGTCTCGTTGGAGCCGGTCACGCAGACGACTTTGCCGCACTCCGCAGGATACAGTTACAGTACAACGTCCACGATATGGATGTTGGCGTTGATTCCGGTTACAACACTCAAGCGGTGTACGATGCTTGCGCGGAGTTTTCTCAGAGTAGTGCAAGCCCAATAAACTATCCCTGCGGTCTACGTTATCCGCCCGAGGGAGGTTTGCGAAAGCCAATGTTAATCGGCTGGTTGCCGATGAAAGGACGCGAGACTGGAGCCAGATTTACCAGCAAGACCGGATCAATTCATCCCTTTGGAATTACAACCTCCACCTCGATGCGGACTGACGCTGTTCAGCCTCTGCTTGTCTTTGACACCGAGCATATGCGTGAGGTGTTGCAGCGGCTCCGTAAGGGGACAGAAACCCATCAATGGAGTGTTTGCAGCCTCCCCGCTCCGCTAGACGCTGAAGGGGCTTTTGCGAGCGATTCTGATACCTATTGGAAGCATCTAGACAGCCATCTTCTCAAGCCAACGGCTAACCGCTCCGGTAGGATCAAACACTTGTGGTTTAAAAGAAACACTCGTTGGCCTGACCATTTGCATGACTGTGAAATCATGCAGTTAGCGATGGTGATGTTGTGGGGAGACTTAACTTCCAGTACCTCCGAAAATTCTAGTGGTTGACAAACTTGCGGGTCTGTTGATAGTCCGCCCAAGTGTTCACATACACAGTAGCAACTAAGCGGTCATACTTGCGTACTACCTACGCGAGCAAAGCCGCTTTGACATTGCTTGAGGCTTTGACGGCAAAGCTGACTGTTTCCGCTGACTCTATGGAGAGCGGGAATGTGGTCCGCAGCACTTCTAGCTCTGACGTTTCTGTTGAATTTGCGGAACCCGGTAAGGGAACCGCTGCTCCAATCGAGATGCTGCAAATGTGGGAGTCTCTGCTAACGGATTACGATTACGCTGTAACGCTTCTTTCTGGTGATGGGATCGCTAGTCCAACCGATCTCCAGATTTACAACAAGATGCTGACCGCAGTTCTGGTTTCAACCACTCGGTATTATGGGGATTTCACGCAATTCCGTCGTGAAGCCACAACCCGAATGAGCTAATGGGATTCCTTCAAAACATAGCGAACAAGCTGTTCCCTGCTCCAGTTAACAAATACGAAGGAGCCGGTCAGTCTTTGCGTCGTTCGTATCTCGATACGTCTTACACTTCTGCGCGGTTTGATGTTACCAGTTCGACTCGTCAAGCTATCGTTCGCAAGTCTCGCTTTTTCGAGCAAAACAACGCTGTACTGAATAGGCTTGGTGATCTGTTTGAGAGCTACACTGTTGGCTCTAGCTTCTCGGTTCAACCAGCCTCCAGCGACTCCGCTTGGAATCTTAAAGCGAAGAAGTGGTTTGATGTCTGGAGCCGTTATCCCGATATCGGTTCTCGCCAGTCGTTCAGCACTCTGATGGGACAAGCCGCTCGCGGCTGGTTCTACGACGGCGAGTCGTTCTTGTTGTTGACCAAAGGAGAGACCGGCAAACCTCGATTGCAGTTAATCGAAGCTCAATCCATTGCCACTCCGGCAGGGATGCAAGCAGACGAGACCGTGTTTGACGGTATCCGGTTTGATCCAAGAACCGGACGAGCCATATCCTACTTTATCGGAGCGGAAAAAACTCAGGGTAACCTGACTGATGTTCGCTCCATTCCTTCTGATTCCGTAGTCCATATCTACGAGCCGAATCGTCCCGGTCAACTTAGAGGTCTTCCGTTTGTCTCCGCAGTTATCAACGATCTCCACGATCTCGATGATCTGCAAAAGCTGGAGATGGAAGCTTGCAAGCTTGGCGCGTCTGTTGCTCAGATTGTTAAGACTGACGCTGGTGAAGTCCAAGCGAGCAACCTCCGCGCTGGTACTGCTGGAGCGAGCGTAAACACCGCCGAGAATTACTACGAACAGGTCTTTGGATCTGGCGTTAAGGTAATGAAAAACGGTGACAGTTTCGAGCAGTTTGCGACCGAGCGTCCCGGCGTTAATATGCGGGAGTATTGGCGGCAACTGACCGAGAAAGTCTGCGCTGGCGTTGGTATCCCTTACGTTCTGGTTTACCCAGAGTCAATGCAGGGGACTGTTTATCGCGGTGCGCTAGATATGTCGTCTGTATGGTTTCGGTCTCGCCATCAAATCATGGCATCAGCGGCTCGTCGTATTTACGAGTACGCGATGGAGTACGCGATCAAGAATGATCCTACACTAAACGACGCTCCCTCGGATTGGTACGAAGTATCAATCACCGCTCCGCGCTCCCCGAA